TCCTGTAGAGGAACGTATAATAACTTGTAGGTCTGTGTCTGCAAATATTTTAAAGCTATAAGCAAAAGCTGTAGTTGAGCTATTACCTGAATATGAATTTTTTACTGTTGTTGAAGATATTGTCATATTATATTCCTATATACTATTCCTTGTTTTGTTCAAGTTCTTTCATAATCTGTAATCCTTTTTGAGCCAAACCAATTCTAACTCTCATTAAATCATCTATAATGTCTTTTTTCTCATCAGAAGTAAAAAGTGTACCATCATCTTTCATTTTAGCATTGTATATTACCTTTATGTCTTTTGATACATCACTCATTCCTTTGGTAATTTCTAATACTGCCTCTATATCAAAATCTGCTTTTTTTCTTAATTCTTGATACCTTTCCATATTACCTGTTCTTTTTAAATAATCCAATGTATTTAATTGTGTTTTTAATTTTTCTGTTTTTTTATAAAATTTAGATACAGATTGAGAGTATCCATAAACATCTTTAGCTTGAAAAACTCTAACACCTGGTATTTTGGATAGTGGATCAGTTGGTTTAATAGGATCATCAATAACCCCACTTGTTATAGCTATTTTATTAATAGCATCTTTAATTATTACACCAACACCACCAAAATAAGAATCATATATATTTTCTAAAAAAATGGGATTACTAAAATAATTATCTGCACCTACAACAGTGGTTAAAGCTCTAGATAATTCTTTTATTGTTGGATTTGTATATATTGAAGAGTATTCAGAATTAAGCATATCTTTAGGTGCATCAGGTGGAAGTATTGGAGCTTCTCTAAAAATACTATAGTCTGATAAATTTTCTAAATGTGGTCTCATAAATGTTGGAATAGGAGTATATCCTTTTGCGTGTTCTTTTAAAAAATCTCCAACATAACTCATAAATTCTTGTTTTTCATTTGTTCTTATATAGTCTAAAACTTTTTCAGTAAGGTTAGAGAAAAAAGTTCCAACCTCAAATCCTTTTGGAAAAAATCTTCCTTCACCATTTATCTTAAAATAATATTTATTATTTTTTACATAGTCTGGTAACTCTTTATAATCTTTATCTAGTTCTCCATCTTTATCTAAATTAGAAATATAAAATCCAAAAGTTGGCAATACTACAGCTAGTCCAATCATAGAATAAAATTTTTTAGGTCTATCTCTTTGTGCTTCCCAAGCCTTTACAGCACCATTTATTCTTGCTGTAAAAAATGGAACACCTTTATTAACTATCGCACCTGTTGTTCCTTGTCTTTTATAATCAAGTAAATCTCTTGCTTCAAATCCAGCTCTTTCTAAAGCATCTCTTTCTGATAAACCTTGTTTCTTTGCTTTTTTAAGAACTTTATTAAGCATACCAACCCTAGTTGCTTCTTCTGAAATTTCAGTTAAATATCTAAATTGTCCTAATATTGGTGTAGAATATTCATTTCTCATTACACCTTTATTTAGTATTGTGTGAGCATCTGTGTCAAACATTGTTCTATCAACCGATCTTAATGTTGACTGTGCACCTCCACTTTTTAAAAAATTTTTATATGCTTGTGTTGCTCTTTTTGGGTCTTTAAATATAACATGAAACATTCCTTTAAAGGAATCTAAAATAGGAATCCAACCTATTTTAGATAAAAAAGTTGCGTTCATTGAATCTTTTATAAAGTTTGGTATGGCAAAATTAGGAGTAACGATTGCACCTGTTCTTAATGTTCGAGTTGGTGCTGTCAACCATTTTGCTATAAAACCCATACTTGGATTATCCATAACTCTAAAAGCAGTTGCTAAATCTGGTCCAACTTCCCACACTTCATATTTACCAGTTTTTATATTTCTAAAAGAAATAGAATTAGCATCTGGATAAACTGCTTCCTGTCTAAATATAGACAACTCTTCAATACCCTTATTAGAAAGAGTATCAAGAGTTTCTTTATCAAGTATTTTCGCAAGTTCTTTTCTTTGAACTGTAATTGGTTTTAATGTAGCTTTCTTTTTTTTAATCCAATCAAGAGATACAGGGTCTTTTTTTTGAGCTTCTATAATTGTATTGATAAAATCATTTTTAGTTTTGTTAAGTTCTGTCATTCTTACAATGTAATCTGTATTTTTAACTATGCTTTCTAAAGGATCAATGATCTTATATTTTTTTTGACCTTTTAATTTTTTAAATGGATTACTAGCTTCTCTAATAAATCCAGATTCTCCAGGTCTAGGCAACTCTGCTGCCATAGGTACATAATTTTTATTAATTTCTCTAAATGCGTTATAAGATTCTTTAGTAATTAGTCCACCATCAAAAGCATATTTTAAAACACCATCTTGTATAAAGGTATCTATTTTTTTGGCAGCTTCTTCGTAAGTAATTAACTTACCTGTATCTGGATCTTTAACTTTTTCTTTGCTGTATTTTTTTAAAAATATTTCTGCATTAGGAATATCAAAAGGAGTGTCTTTACCTCTTTTAGCAAGAGTTACTGCGTGTCTGTTAGTTATATAAGTGCTTAATAATTTTGTTTCAGTCCTACTATCTTTTACAAATGGTTTAACAATAGACATTAATGAAGGTCCATTTTCAGCTAATGTTTTAAAATCAAGAGTTCCAAACTCTATAAAGTGAGCTGATCTTCCCTGCATACCTTCTTGTATTCTTAATTGTTCATACACATTTAATTTTTCTAATCCTGTTTTAGTATTAATTTTAGCTTCTTTAAGAGCTTCATATACAGGATATTTTTGATCTATAGCTTTAATAATAAATTTTCTTTTTGAAGTTTTAGCTGACTGTTTTATTGTTTCTTTAATTTGCTCTATAGTAATAGGAATTTTTATTCCTTCAAAAGAAATATTTTCTGCCGCTTTTTTTACAATAGGCTCTTCAAAAGGTGGTTTTGTTTTTTTACTTGGTGGTATAATATCTTTTGCAGGTACTTCAATAATATCTTTTTTTTCATAGTCTCTAATAATTTTCATATTAGTAGAAAGTAAATCTTCTCTTAAAGTTCTGCTCTTTGAAGAGTCTAATGCAACATCAGTAGGTTTTTTACCATAATCTATAAATATTTTTTTAGATTTTGTTGTTGCTATTTTGCTAGGCAACCTAAGATTAAAGACTGCAAACAAAGCAGAGGTTAAAGAAAACTCTCTCATGTCTGGCATCTCTTCACCTAGCAGTAAACCTGTTCCTTGATAGCCTGTAATTTGTGCAGCTGTTCTTGTAAAGTAATTTGAAGCTAAAGGTGCAGCACCAGGGTAAGCTCTTAAAAGAGGTAAAGCCATAGATGCTGAAAATTTTAAACCTTCTTTAGCTCCTGATTTTAAAGTTTCTTCTAATAATATTTGTATAACATCAGATGGTTTTCCTTCATCTTGATTTTCAAGAACTTTTAATAAAGTTTCTCTTGTTGTTGTAGGTATTGCTGCTGCCGTAAAACCTCCTCCTATTATTGTACCAGCACCAGGAGCAACAACACTTCCAGTTAAAGCACCAGGTACAGCACTTAAAGCATAAAGAGGAGAATCAAGAGCTAGTGTTCCTAGTGTAGTTAAAAATTCTTCTGTCCAAGTATAATCTTCAGGTTTTGGCATTTTTAATGCTTCAGGAGTTCCTTCTCCTTTTATTGCTCTCTTACTTATATTCCATAAGTTAGTACCTAGTATTTGTTCTGAAATATAATCTCCATCAAATTTTGGTCCAACAAGTTTTTCTTTTAAAGAAGGTTCACTAGCTTGTTTTATTCTTGATTGATATAACATTTCATCTTCAGGACTAACTATTTCCTCTGATAAATAATCTTTAGTTATTTTAGAAACATATTCTTGTACAATTTTTGGATCAGGTTTTCTTAATCCATAAGTGGCATTGATCTGATCATCGCTAAAACCATTTTGTTTTGCTGCGTTTATTTCATCGCTATAAGAAGATTTAATTTCTTCATTAGAAAACCCAGCTTGTTTTGCAGCTTCTATTTCTAGTTTGATTTGTTCCATTCTCTCCATCTTGTTAGCCATTTTTGATGTGATTCACCTTTTAATCTTTTAGGCTCATTTTCTTTAGGTTTAAATTCTTGCTTTGCAGCATAGTCTAAAAGAGCATTTCGTACAGATGATTGAGTTGGAGTGTAGTCTAAAAGGTCTTTACCAATATAATTATCTGATAATGAATCTAATAATTTAGTTACTGGTATATTATTATTTAAACCTTCAGTAAATTTAGTAAACATATCTTGTCTAAATAAACTTAATCTATTATTATAGTTCTCATCAAAATATTTAGAACTTGCTGAACCTTCAATTAAAGGAACTACCTTATCTATAAATTCAAAAAATTGTTTATGAGATTTATTAAGTTTAAGATCAGCTTGTCCTTCTATAACATTACTAAAAAAATTATCATCATCTAAATTAGTTTGTCCATCACCTATTCTTTCAGTAATACTTTTAGCTTCAGTTTCTCCAGGTAACATAAAAGTTTGAAATGAATTTTTAATTTCATTGTTTAATATTTTTTTTATAATTTTATCATTAACTAAATAATCTGTATCTAAACTAATTTTTTTATCTAAAAATTTATTATTCAAATTATTAATCTGATTATCGTATTCTTGATTACCTGTAGAATAATTAACAAGTTGGGATGGGTCTATTCCAATGTAACCATTATTTGCACCTTTAAATGCGTCTGCAACTTTTCTTTTTGATTCTAATAATTGTTTATTAGTTGCAAATTCTACTGCTTTATTTTGAAAAACTGCTATCTCTCTCAACTCTGATCTTAATTTTTTTCTAGCTTCTCCTTGAATATTTGGATAATTTTTATTGTCATCTAAAGAGGATAAAACTCCAAAAGCATTTTTAAGTGCTGCTTGTTTTGCCATTGTAGTTTCAACAAGAGCTGGAAAATTCTTTCTGTATTCATTGTAATTTGCTTCACCAATGATGCCATCTGTTACCAATCCTTTATATTTAGTAAGTGCAGATTCAGATAAAATATCAAACTGTAATTTATTACCAGAAGATACAGCATTTAATATATCAGATGCAACTTGTTGTTCTACTTGTCCTACTCGAGCTGTAACTAAATTGTCTCTTGTTTTTTTTAAAATATTATTAACATATACATTTTTATTAGATGCTTGTGCTTTATATTTTTGTTTAATGGTTTGAAATTTTTCATTAAAATAATCTACACCATCTTGAGGAGTAGATTTTAATTCAGCTTGTTCTGCAGCATTAAATATTTCTACAGTTGCGTCTGCATTTAATTCACCAGCTTTTACTTTTGTTTCAATAGCTTTTTCTTTTACATAATAATCTTCAGCTGCTTTTCCTATTGGTCTTAAAGCTGCTGCTATATTTTGTCTAGGATCAATTTGTATATTAGAAGTTACACTAGCTGCTTCTCCAGTTAATCTAGCTCTTGATGTAAACGTAGGTATCTTCATCCAGCAGTTCCTATTCTAAGTAAACTTTCACCAGCTTTAGCATAGTAACCTAGTTCAGCAATTCTTGCTTGTTGTCTCGCAATGTTACCTTGTATTCTAGCAAAGTTAGCTTCTTCCATTTTTTGTGATTGTGCAACTTGAGAGTTATAAGTTATAACATCTTTTTCTGTTTCTGCTTGTTCAGCATTATATCTTAAAACATTTAATACACTTCCTGATCTTTCTGCACCTGATACTGCTGCGGCTACTTTTGTTTGTCCTACTAACTGTTGATACGATTGATCAAATTTACCAATGTCAAATTCTGTTTGTTGTTTAATAGCTTGAGCTTCTTGTTCTTTAACTTTAGCATTACGATTCATCATCGCTTGATTATATTTACCAAGTGCGGATGCTTGTTGTGCTGCTGCTATATCAAATACAAAACTCATTAAAAAATCCTCGCATATCTGAAGTGATCTGAACCATCAAAACCATAATGTTTCATCAATCCTTCGTTTTGTAAACCAAGCCATGAAGCAAACTTTAAACCTATTTTAAAGTCA